GCGGACATGGCGAATATCGTGGAAGGGAGGGACAGTTGACGAAGCGAATCGTATTCCGAGGCGGTAACGCTATTGGTATCGTGGTGAGGGCAGGTGAGAAGATCGGTTTCTCCGTGCTCTCCCCGCGGGACCACTGGGACGCCGAGAAGGGGGAGAACATAGCCATCGGGCGGGCGTTCACTAAGCGCCGCGGCCGGCCCTGGGACTGGCGGATGGGGGTTACGCGGATGGTTGTGCGGACGCTGGCCATGGCGGCGCTACCGCTGACGGACGAGGTGCTCGAGAAGCTGGGCAACCTGGTCGTGATAGCGGAGGTCTGCAGGGACGAGGAGGCCGGGCAGGTCTACGGCGAGAGCCCGGCGGTCGCAGCGTCGAAGGCCGCCGAAGCGTTTACGGATACGTTCACGGATACGTTCACGGGTCTGGCCGTGCGTTTCAGGGACTCAGAGACACGGACGAGCTGATGCCGCAGACCTGCACTGTCTGCAAGGATAGACGCTGCCCCGAAATCGACAAGGTTCTGACGAGGCCCGGGCGTCCATCGTTGCGAATCATAGCGAAACAGTACGGTATAACCTACTCTGCCCTTAACCGGCACAGGCCGCACGTCGCTAAATCGCTGGTCAAAGCTGCTGAGGCGGAGAAGGCTGCGAACGCGGACAGCGTGCTGGCGATGATTAAGGTCCACGGGGAGCGCATCCAGCTCCTCTACGATGCCTGCGACCGGTACCTGCGGGACCCTGAGCATCCTGACCGCTACGACCTGGGGCCGAGGGACACCGATGTCACGGTGATCTACGAGACAGAGGAGGACAAGGATAGTCCGGGTAACCCAGACGATGAGGAGGACCGTGTTGAGTCTAGCCGGGTGAAGGTGCGGAAGAAGGCGCTACTCTCGGAGTTGATCGCAGGGGTGCCTAACATCTTCACCATCAGCTACAAGATCGCCGACCCGCGCGAGTTGATCCTCAAGACCGCGGTGGTGCTCAGGGGGCAATTGGAGATGATAGCGCAGTTGTCGGGGGAGTTGATGGCGGCCAAGATCGAGGTTCACAACACCCAGGTAAACATCCACCAGGACATGAGCCCGGCTACAGCGCGGCTCGTCGAGGAGATGACGAAATCGCTACAACCAAGCAGGTAACGCCATTCCTTGAGGCCCAGGCCAACTATCGGAGGCTGCTCGCCACGAGTACCCGGCAGAAGGACCGGCAGGCGGCACTGGCTACCATGGGAAAGCGCGACCTGTACTTCCTTCTGCGCTACGGGCTGCATCGTGAGGATGTGGAACATCCGTGGGTGTGGGCGCGCTGCAAAGAGTTCCAGAGCGACCCGGACGGCAATCTCGATCTTTGGTTCCGGGAGGGATACAAGAGCACTATCGCAACGTTCGGCGGGACGATTCAGCGTATCATCAGGGACCCCGAGGCGACGCGGGTTATCTTCTCGGCTACCCGGCCACTGGCCAAGACCTTCCTGCGGCAGATCAAGGTGGAACTCGAGACCAATGACGTATTGAAAGAGTGGTACCCTGATGTTCTTTGGGCTGATCCTCGGAAGCAGTCACCGAAGTGGAGCGAGGACGACGGGCTGGTGGTGAAGCGCAAAGGCAACCCGAAGGAGGCCACTCTCGAGGCGTGGGGATTGATCGACGGGCAACCCGTGGGGCCGCACTGGTCGGACCTGCACTATGAGGATGTGGTGACGCGCGAGTTGTGCGGATCACCGGGCATGTTACAGAAGGTCCGCGATTCGTTCCTGATGTCGCTGAACCTCGGCCAGGTGAAAGGCGGAAGGCGTCGCGCGGTGGGCACCCGCTACCACTACGCTGACGCCTACGCCATGATGATCGAGAAAGGTATTTTCAAGCCGCGCATCCATCCGGCAACGGTAGATGGGAAGTTCGACGGCGAGCCGGTGCTATGGACGCGCGAGCAGCTACAGAAGCGCATTCAGGACCTCGGCCCCTACCACGCGGCCTCTCAGCTCTTCCTTGACCCTAGCCAGGAGAGCATGCAGGGATTCCAGGAGGAGTGGCTGCGCTACTGGCGGGCCGACCGGTTGCAAGGGTTGAACCTGTACCTCCTTTGCGATCCCGCGAGCTCGAAGAAAGCGTATGCGGACTATACGGTGTTCATTGTGATCGGCCTGGGCTCGGATCGCAACTACTACGTGGTGAACTGGTTGAGGGATCGACTGTCCCTGACGCAGAAAGCGAACGTGCTTTTCAAGTGGCACCAGCAGTACAAACCCGTGGGCGTAGGCTACGAGCAGTACGGCATGCAGGCGGACATCGAGCACTTCAGGGACCGCATGGAGCGGGACAACTACCGATTCGGCATCACCCCGCTGGCCGGGCGCATGGCCAAACCCGACCGCATCGGCAGGCTGGTGGCACCGTTCAGCGCGGGGCGCTTCTACTTGCCGCAGTCCTGCCCCTACCAGCAGTACGACGGGACTATGGTGGACATCACCAGGCAGTTCAAGGATGTGGAGTACCTGGCGCACCCATTCGAGGAGCATGACGACATGCTGGACTGCCTTTCACGGATAGAGGATGAGGACCTTGCCGCAACCTTTCCACAAGGGGAGGCGATTGACCCCATGCAGGTGGGCAAGGCGAAGGACGAGGAAATCGACTGGCAGCGCCACGGGCGCAGGGGAGGGTGAGAGGATGCAGAGTTTTGACGTGGTGGCAAAAACGCAAGACTTTGGTGGTGGATGGCAAAAGGTGGTCAGATTGTCCGATGCCCAAGCTGAGATCAAAGCGTCGGTCGTGCGGGAGCGGGGGGAGATCATCAAGGATATAGAGAAGTGTTTTGCCGAGGACTTTCCGTTCCGATTCGGCGCCAGTGATTATGACAACGCCGTTCGGAACAGGATAAGCAATTACATCCAGTCGCGCATCAAGGCGCGCGGGGAGCAGGAGGTGACGATAGACACCCCGTACATCAATAAGATGGATGTCGGCATATACGATCCTGACGCATTCCATGCTTGGATCAACATGCTAGTCGACGCCGTGAACGAGTTGAGGGCGCGCAAGTGAAGCTCAAGTTGAAGTTGAAAAAGTCGCTACCTTGGTGGAGATTATGGGCGAGGCGGAAAGTGCGCAAGTGGTTGCGGGCGGTTGAGAAAGAAGTGACGGAAGAGTTAGTAGGTTTCCCTGATGTCACTGTTAGAACGACGGTGCCTGAGAAGACTTGGAGGCACACGAAACTGGGAGGACACGATGAGCGAACCTGAGAAGAAGAGTTGTGGAACGTGCGAACACTGCCAGCACAAAACCGATCTGCAAACAGGGGTATGCAGGCTGAAGCCGCCGGTTGTGATCTTTGCGGGCGTTACTCGGGACGGGCCGATGCTTGTCACGCCATGGCCCGAGGTGACGCTGGACAGGGATCGATGCGCGGAGTGGGAGAAGAGGAAAGGGTCGGTGGACTTCGGCGGCGCCCCCCCAGGGCACATTCCTCTGTCGCTGAACTAGGGCCGATGGCATCCAATCACCCGGCCCCAAGAGAATGCTCTAAGTGTGGGCAAGTGAAGGAGTGGTTTGATTTTTATGCCATCCCTGGCTCTTGGTGCATAGAATGTAGAATCAGGGATAATGCGCGCCACGTCCTTCGCAAAAGGATGAGGAAGATAAAAGCCCAGTGTAACATAATAAGCATATTTCATTCTGATGCGGCCACGCAATCCGCCATTGATTCAGCGCTCAATGGTAGGAGTTGGGAGAAGTCCTGATGGACGCACGCACAGCCGCACGCCTCTATGCTTCCATGGAACTGCACAGCTATATCCTCCAGGGGGTGCGGCGCTACTTCTCCTGTGTCCAGGACCGGGAGGACGCCAAGCAGGGCGCCTGGGAGAAGATCGTGCGGTGCGGGCCACGGGGGTGCAGTTTGACGCTTGCCAAGCACATAGCAGGGGCCGCGATATATGCGGCGTGGAAACGGGCATACCGTGCGAGGAAGCACTCGGAATAATGTTCCTGGATATATGGGGAAGGCAAGACAAATCGGTGCCCGCTATGGCAGGGGGTTCACCTCCAGGCCATCTAGAGCCGCGGTTCCTTCTGATGAAGGGCCGATTCTGCAGAAGCAGAGAAACGCACCCAACCGCACGCCTTCCCCTTTTTTTCTAAGCATGTCCACACGATTCTAAAAAAGTGTCCACGGATAGGGTGAAGGGGCAGTAGACCGCGCGGGCTGTCACCTCCTGGCCTGCGCGGCCCTGCCTGGGAGGACTATCCGTGCCGGCTACCGACCTTTCAGGGCAGATCAACTCGGCTGACGAAGCGACGTGGAAGCGGCTTTCCGCAGCGCTTGGCGTCGCTGACCGGCAAGCCGCCATCGAGTTGTGCGCCACCAACCCCGGGGCTGCCACCAAAGCCCGCGAGATCCTCGGTGCCACCGCCGAACCTGCCGAAAGCCTCCTCACTGCCTCCCCTGATGAATCCCTTCTGACCCGCAAGAGCAAGGGCCGGTCCAAGCGCCCTGACCTCGCCGGCCTCATGTACAGCGGCTCCAGCGGAGCGAAGTGGTGATCGACCGCGCGGCCATCCTCCGCCGCTTCACGGAGGCCAAAGCCATCCGCCAGCCCTATGAACCGTTCTGGCAGGAGATCACCGACAACGTATGCCCCAACCGCAGCTTCTGGGACCCCGAGGCTCAGGAGGGCAAGAAGCCCGAGTACAAGATTTACGATTCCACCGCCCCCGGGGCTCTGCGCATCCTGACCGACGGTATGCAGGGGTACCGGCTCTCCCCGCCGTGGTTCAACCTCGTCATGGAGGACCCCAGGCGGCAGGCGGCTTCCGGGGTGGCGCAACACCTGGAGATGCGCGAGCGCGTGCTCTACGGGGAGCTGGCCCGCAGCAACTTCTACGACGCGGTGAACCCGTTCATCACCGACGCCGCCACGGTAGGTACCACGGTCGTACTTTTTTTGGAGGACCAGACCCGCCGGCGCTTCCACTTCCAGACCCGTCACATGCGGGAGTGCTACATCGCTGAGGACCGGTGGGGGACTGTGGACACCGTGTTCCGCCACTTCAAGATGACCAACCGCCAGATGGAGCAGGAGTGGCCGGGCAAGTTGAGTGAGAAGCGCAAGTTGCTCGTCAAGGAGAACCCCGACGGGAAGGCGACCATCCTGCACGTAGTCTGCCCACGCGCGGACGCCAAGTACGGGATGAACGACGCGGGGAACAAGCCGTGGGCTTCCGCGTACCTGGACATGGAGTGCGACGACCCGAACACGGTGCTCGATGAGGGCGGCTACGATTCTTTCCCGTACCTGGTGTGGCGCTGGCGCAGGATGGCCGGCGAGCTCTACGGGCGCTCCCCTGCCTACGATGCAATGGCCGACATCCTGATGAGCAACCAGATGGCCCGCACGCTGATGATCGGTGCCCAGATGGCGGTACAGCCTATGCTCAACATCCCCATGGAGCTGAAGGGGCTGGAACGCATAGTCCCCTGGGGCCGCAACTACTACACCGCGAGCCAGGGCATCAGTGCGGTCAACACCAACCTGAACTACCCCATCGGAAAGGATCAGGCGAATGAGATCAAAGCCGCCATCCGCGACGCCTTCCGTACCAAGATTTTTCTCCTCATGGAACAGCTCGAGCAGTCGGCGATCACAGCGACGGAGATCCGCGAGCGCAAGAGTGAGATGGCGGCGATCATGGGCGCGATCAACACGCAACTGGACACCGAGATGTTGCGTCCCCTCATTGCCAGGGCCGACATGATCTGCGAGCGCAACGGTCTCTACCCTCCCGCACCCCCGGCGATGAAGGGCGGGATGATGAAGGTGCAGTTTCAGGGCGTGCTTGCCAACCTACAGCGTCGGTACAACCAGACCCAGGGGCTCACCGCGGGCGTGCAGTTCGCGCTGGCGTTGTCCCAGGCCCGGCCTGAGACGGCGGACAATTTTGATTGGGACGACATTACGAGGCGCGGCTGGGAGACTGAGGGCGCACCGGCGAGCAGCGTGAAGGATACCGCGACTGTATTGAAGATGCGCCAGATACGCGCGAAGGCTATGCAGGAGCAAGCGGCGCAGCAGGCGGCTGCCGCCCAGGGGGCCGAGCTTGCCAAGAACGCGGACAAGCTGAACCAACCACTGAACCCTGATTCCATGCTGGCCGGTGTCGCCAAGGCTGCCTCGAGGCCGCCCGCGAAGGAGCCGGCCTCAAGAGGAGTGTCACCATGAGCACGCTTTACAAGTTGGACGCCGACTACCTGACCTTGACTGACGCGGGGACCGCCGATCTCGTTCCCCAGGTGGAACTGCCGGTCAACTTTCTGACGGGACAACTTGCCCTGCGCGGGAGGCTGGCCGGTAAGGCCAGTACGCCCGGCCCTACAGAGACGCCCGAAGAGGTTGCCGAGAATCCTCTGACCGCACGGCTGCGGGTGGCCATCAGTCCACCGATCTGGGGACAGCGGCACGCATACAAGGTCGGGGATCGGGTGACCTATGACGGGCTGAAGGTCTACGAGTGCGTCACCGCGGGGATTTCCGAGAGCGTGGGATTCCTGAACCAGAAGGACCGCCTTGTAGCGTACTGGCCGATGCACGACCAGCCCGGGTCTGCCGCCGTAGACCATAGCGGCAACGGTTGGAATCTTACGGACGTCGCCTATGGGACGAAGTACGTGCCGTCCGGCCGAGGTGATCGGTGCCTGTCCTTCGACGGGAGCACGGGATACGCGAACGGCGCGGTCGGCGCTCTGACTTCCGACTGGAGCTACGCCGCCTGGATCAACCCTGAGACCCTGCCCGCCGCGGGCATCACGAGCATGGTCATGACCCTGGGCACCTACGTCGAGCTGTACCTGACGAACCCCGCGGGCGTGCCCACGCTGACGGTCGCATGGAGGGATTCCGGCGGGACCGCGCGGACGCTGGCCTACATCGTCACCCTGTCCACCGGGGTTTGGTATCACATCGCGGCCACGCACTACGGCAAGACCACGCTCCTGTACATCAACGGGGAGGAGGTCGCGGAGGAGTTGCGCTACGACTCCTACGGCGAAGTCGGCACGGGCGGCATTTACTTCGGTCGGGACACCACGGCAGCCAACTACTACAAGGGCAAGATCAACGAGGCGCGACTGTACTCTCGGGCGCTGTCCGCCGCGGAAGTGCTGTACCTGTACCGCCTGCCCGTGGGAAGGACGGACCTTAACACCGCCCTGGTGCTCGGCCCCACCGGGAGGAAATCGGGAATTGCGGACGGCCAGGTGACTTGGGACTACGTGCGCGAGAGTCCTGTTGTCCTGGACACCGGGGACATGGCGCTGGAGGAACTGAAACACCTCAATGCGCCCTGGCTGTTCGAGTTTGAGATTCAGACACGATGGAGACTGGCCCCGGGCAGTGTTATGGGAACGGTCTGGTACGGCGCTTCGGTGGCCACAGGCCGCTACACCGCAGGCAACCTTGCTTCGCCTCTTCTTCTTCCGGCCGAGGGGCCGTTCGCCACGGACATCGTACCCACCGACGCCAACGTCCTGCACGTTCTGTACACCGTCGATTTCCCTGACGGGTCCATGACCTGCATGACCTACGTATTGGAGGCCCTATGAGCGCAAAGATCAATTTCTGTAACGAGTTGGTTTCCGGACCGGTCACGGCGGTCGAGCCCACAGAGGGCTACGCTCACGTCGTCACGAAAATCACGTTCAAGAACGAAGGCGACACGACTGCCCAAGCGAGCGCCCAAATCATGGGCGGCGATGAGGCGATCACCATTGTGTCGAAGATCATTCTCACCAAGCGGGAGTCAGGATGGGAGGACACGCAGGTGCTCCAGTCCGGCCAGACGCTTGTGGTGAACGCCTCGCCCGCGGGGGCGGTTCGCTGCATTGTGGAGGGCTATTACCTGCTGGATGTACCGGCTCACGCCCGCAAGGGTGCCGGGGCCGTGGATGAGGATTACGCGCGTATGGGGCGCCTGGAAGTTTCGGATTCAAAGCTTGTGCAGTTGACGTATCTGACGCTCGTTGAGCTGAAGCGGATACGCAACATTCTCGCCAACGGCCCCGACGCTGATCCCGACAAGAACAACGCCGCTGCTGAAATCGAGAGCGAGCTCTGATCACTAGGAGGACCCCATGGGTCAACCAATCTCGGTAAGGCCGGGGACGACCGGCCCGTTCAACGACGACAACCCGTATGATGCGGGCGGGGACAGCTGGGGATCGCTTGTCACGATAAACAAGGGACCCAACTTGCTGGAGTGGACCAGGCGAGGCTACGTGTATTCCACCGTGACCTCACCGGCGGCGCCGTGCGCGTACCCGATCTATTCGACGGCGACCAACAGCCCCACGCTCTGGAACCCCGAGGGCTCGGGCAAGCTGGTAGTCCCGATCAGGATCAACATGGGCGTGGCGGCCATCGTGACCTACCTGGACAACGCCTTCTTGCTGGCGCAGACGCTCAACACGGGCTCGGCAGCGTCGACGGGAGGTGTGTTCGCAACGTTCACCAACATCGCCCCCTACAACATGCTGATCGGCGGACCTTCGGGCAAAGCGAAGTACTCCGGGGCCGTGGTGACCTGGACCGTTCAGCCGACCGTCATCATGACGATCGGTATGTCCACGTGGGCGGCCGGAACCGAGGCAAACCTCGAATACTCCTGGCTGCACTACGAATTCGACGGCCACA